TTATAATGTAGATATTGCTGTTGCTTTAAAAGGTGCTAAACAATTAACCTCTTTCAATAGAGAAGTTAAAGCTACAACTACAAATATAGATGCCTTTGCTAAAAGATTAAAATCTGCTGCAAAAGATCAAACCTTACTTGTTAGAAGTTTTGATAATTTAAATAAAGTATTATCAGAAGCAACAAAAAATTTTAATGCTGCTGCTACAGGTTCACAACAACAATTTGCTGCTGCAAGGCAATTAGTATCAATAGAAAAAGAATTAAATAAAGAATATCAAGAACGTGAAAGGGTTTTACAAAGTATTACTTTAAAAGGTCAACGATCTTCAATAGTGCCTGGACAAAGTTTATTTGGACAAAGTGTAACTCCAAAAGGTGGTGCATCAGGAAGATCAAGGCAAATTCTTGCAGAGGAACAAGCGTTACAAGAAGCATTGGCAAGAATGGATCAGAGAGATATGAAATTAACTGGTCAAAGTGT